GTTGCTCAAAGAGCAGGAATTGGTATCAACGCAGGTCGAATCAGGGGTATCAACTCTAAAATCAGAGGTGGAGAAGTTCAGCATACAGGCGTTGTCCCTTTCCTCAAAAAGTTTGAAGCAACTGTCCGATGCTGTACTCAAAATGGCATCAGAGGTGGATCAGCAACTGTCCACTTTCCAATCTGGCACCAAGAAATAGAAGATATCCTAGTATTAAAAAATAACAAAGGAACCGAAGATAATCGCGTTCGTAAGTTAGACTATTCTATCCAAATCTCCAAACTCTTCTATGAACGCTTCATCCGCAACGAAGAAATCTCTCTCTTCTCTCCCCACTCTGTTCCTGGTCTGTATGATGCTTTTGGTACTGATGGATTTGACGAGTTGTATGTTCGTTATGAACGAGATGAGTCTATTCCAAGAAAAACTATCGGCGCTCAAGAACTCTTTTTGGACCTCCTGAAAGAACGTGCTGAAACTGGTCGTGTTTATATTATGAACATTGACCATTGCAACTCCCATTCTTCCTTTATGGATAAGGTTGAAATGAGCAATCTATGTCAGGAGATCACTCTGCCTACTAAACCAATTCAACATATTGACGATCCAAATGGTGAGATTGCTCTATGCATACTTTCTGCTATTAATGTTGGAAAGATTCGGGATAATGAAGACCTTGAGGTTCTTTGTGATCTGTCTGTTAGGTCTCTTGATGAACTTATTGATTTTCAGGGATACCCCGTTAAGGCAGCAGAAATCGCCACCAGAGCACGTCGTTCACTTGGGGTAGGTTTTATTGGTCTTGCCCATTATCTCGCTAAGCACGGCGAGCATTATGACGATCCTGGTGCTTGGAAACTGGTTCACGATCTGACTGAGGCATTCCAGTATTACTTGATTCAAGCAACTGTTAATCTTGCTAAAGAAAAAGGTGCTTGTGAATATTCGCAACGAACTAAGTACGGGCAAGGTATTCTTCCTATAGATACTTACAAGAAAGATGTAGATGAAATTGTACCTAATGAATTGAAGTATGATTGGGAGAGTCTTAGAAAGCAGGTACTCCAGTATGGTGTACGGAACTCAACACTGTCCGCACAGATGCCATCGGAGAGCAGTTCCGTTGTGTCAAATGCAACAAACGGAATCGAACCACCTCGCGGATACTTGTCCATTAAAAAGTCGAAGAAGGGTCCACTCAAGCAGATTGTTCCCCAATATCAAAGTCTTAAGAACAACTATACGTTGCTCTGGGATATGCCTAGCAATCGCGGTTATATTCATATTGTTGCTGTTATGCAAAAATTCTTCGATCAGGCGATTTCTGGAAACTGGTCCTATAATCCAGAAAATTACCCAGATAATGAAGTTCCTACTTCAGTAATGGCACAAGACCTTTTAACTACATATAAGTACGGTTGGAAAACCAGTTACTATCAAAATACTTATGACCATAAGACTGATGAGGTTGAAGAAACCAAGCAGTCTCTTGAAGATTTAATTTCTCAACTAGAGCAAGCAGAGGAGGAAGATTGTGAGTCTTGTAAGATTTAAAACAGGTTTGGAGGAAAAACCAATGGTCGAATCAATGACCGTTTTTAATCCTCAAGAAGTGGACACTAAAAAACAACCAATGTTTTTTGGACAACCACTAGGAATTCAAAGATATGATTCTTACAAGTATCCAATTTTTGATAAACTAACAACACAGCAATTGGGTTATTTCTGGAGACCCGAAGAGGTTTCTCTTCAAAAAGATCGTAGCGACTATCATATGCTACGCCCAGAGCAAAAGCACATCTTTACTAGCAACCTGAAGTATCAGGTAATGCTGGATTCCGTTCAGGGTCGTGGACCTGGTATGGCATTTGCCCCATACTGTTCCCTTCCTGAACTAGAAGCGTGTATGAAGGTTTGGGAGTTTATGGAGATGATCCACTCCCGTTCATACACTTATATCATCAAGAATGTTTATTCAGACCCATCTGAAGTCTTTGATACGATTCTGAAAGAGGATCGTATTATGGAACGTGCCGTGAGTGTTACTCAGGCATACAACGATTTCATCAATAGTGCTCAGCATTATGGTTCAACTAATGAATGGCTTCATGCATTAGAACAAGTACCATACGCACAAGAGGCAAGGTATGAACTCAAGAGAAAACTATTCAGAGCAGTTGCAAACGTTAATATTCTTGAAGGTATTCGCTTTTACGTCAGCTTCGCTTGTAGTTTTGCGTTTGGCGAACTCAAGCTTATGGAAGGAAGTGCAAAAATCATCTCACTGATTGCTCGTGATGAGAACCAGCATTTGGTCATTACTCAGAACATCCTGAATAAGTGGAAAGAGGGTGATGATCCCGATATGGCACGTATCTCCAAAGAAGAAGAGCAATGGTTCTACAAGACCTTTGAGAACGCTGTCAATCAGGAAAAACTCTGGGCAGAGTATCTGTTCAAGGATGGTTCTATGATCGGTCTGAATGACAAACTGTTACAACAGTATGTTGAATGGATTGCGAACCGTAGAATGAAGGCAATTGGACTCAAACCACTTTATGATATTTCTGCAAAGAATAATCCACTTCCTTGGACTGAGCATTGGATTAGTTCCAAGGGTCTTCAAGTTGCCCCACAAGAAACCGAAGTTGAATCATACATTGTTGGAGGAATCAAGCAGGATGTTACCAAAGATACTTTCTCAGGATTCCAACTATGATGAATGGTGCGAACAGGAGATCCTGAACGCATATCAAGAAGCTGCAGAGTGTGATGAGTTTCTTTTTGGAGATTATAACTATTCTGAAGAATGGTTAGGTAAGTGTAGTGATGATGTGAAATGAGGGTCTTTGGACCCTCTTTTTTTATAAATATCTAAAAAGTGTCTGAAAATAATGAAGTCGTTTCAAAACTTTACAAATACTATTGTAGAGGCGGAAAAAGTATCAATAAAAAGTAATATTAATCCACAGATTCTTCCTACTCCATCTTCAACAGAAAGTCCTAGTAAACCTACCAGAACTAAAAAACCTACAAAAACATCTAAAAGTGGTTATCAGTATGGTAAAGAAGGTAGAGTAACTCAAAAGGATATTGATGTTTTCCAAACTCGTCAAAGAACCGGTGGATATGGTGAGCAAGGTGCAACACGAGGTGGGCAACCTGGCGTTGGTCAGACTAAAACTGTTGCTACGGTAACACAAGGACCATATGCAGGTGCTACTCCAATTACAAGGACTTCTAGAGATATTCTTAGAACATATGCTAAAAATCCAGGAGTTGGACAAAATCCTCTCCGTTCGGAACCAGGATCAGAGTTAACAAGTGGTCAGCAAAGAATTAAAAAGAAACTATCTAAAAAAATAGCACAAAAATATGATATTGGTACTGAACCAAAAGATTCAAAGGTTGGAAATGTTGTAGAACCATCACCAAGAACTCCTGCTGCAAAAGATGCCTTTGCAGATATGAAAGCAGAAACTGAAAGGCAGACTAAAAAAGCAGCAAAAAGAGCAAAAAGTAATAAAATAAATTACAAATCTTTATTTAAAGCAATTAAAGATTTGCCAGATGAACCAAAAGTTTCAACTAAATTAAATAAATCAACTAATCCTAAGGTTGTAAGCACAACTTATAAATCTGGAACTGCTAATCTATCAAATTTAAAATCAGTTCCAGCAAAAGCAACAAAATCTGCAGCATCAGTATCACGTACCCAATCAATTGCAAGTACATTAAAAGACGTACTAAAAACACAAAGAGATGCAAAGGCAGCACAAAGAGCAGCTTTTGCTACTGGAGCTAAAAAAACTTTAGGAAACATTGGAAAGGTTGCGGGTCTTGTTGGTGCTGGTTTAGAAGCAAAGTCTGGATACGATACAGCAAGAGCACAAGGAGCAAGTAAAAAAACTGCTGCAGCTACTGGTGGTTTAAAGGCTGCTGGAGCACTTGCTGGAGGTGCTATAGGGGGCGCTTTAGGTGGGGTTCTTGGTGTACCTGGGGCAATTGGTGGTAGTGTTGCTGGATATACATTAGGAACAAAAGCAGGTGAAGCAGCAGCAAAAGCACTTAGAGGTGATTATGCTAAGAAGTTCACGACAAAAGATTTGCAAACAAATGTTAGAAAAGCAGTTCCTTATTCTGTAAGATCTCAGATTCCTGGGCAAGTAAGAAAGGGATTTAGTGACTTTGTAACTCAGGCTGGTAAAACTTATGGTAATTGGGCAAAATCACAACAGAAACAAAATAATAAGTAAGAATCATTTTATAAATAAATTTATAGGAAAAAAGTAATTAAAATGTTAGAAAAAGATTATAAAGGTTTGATAGAGGCGTATGCTTCGATTTATAAACAACCAGAACAAGTAATTGAAGAGCAAGTAGATTTGGAAGTTTATTCCGAAAATATAGAAGTTGACCCTGATTTTCTTGTAGATCTAATTGTAGAGCATTTGATTACTGAGGGATATACCAAAACAGAAAATCAAGCACTTGATATCATTCCACATATTAGTGATACTTGGTTGGATAATATTATCGAATCTATCATCATTGAAGAGCATTTTATTGATTGTGTAAATTCTCTTGTAGAAGAAGGATATGATCTGAGTTCATATACTTGGGACGACTTATATGAAGAGTATACCAATCATTTAACAAACCAGTTGAATGAGGTTGCTGCTCTTGCACCTGCTTTAGGAACTCCCGTTGGTGCTGGTGCTGTTCTTGGTGGACTTGCTCTTGGTGCATTGGGTAAGGTAAAACAAGCTTCTGACTATTTGAGAACAAGTAAGCAATGGGGATACGGAGATCCAGCATCTAAAAGATGGTTAGAAACTGGTTCTTATGCTTCCAAAAAAGAAACACCTAAACAGCAAAGAGATACTGCTCAACAAAGAAGACAGCAGGCAGCAGAAAGGGTGAGACAAAGACAGCAGGCACAACAAACAACGCAAAAACCACCTACACAACCATCAAGTAGTACAACGTCAGGTGGTGCTTCTTCAACTCCACCAAGCGGTCCAACTCCACCAAAAGGACCAAATGCACTTCAGAGACTTGCATCTGATTTTGGAAAAGCATTTAAGCAATCAGCATCTAAACCACCAAGTGGTCCTGGCACTCCCCCAAGTGGTCCTACAAAACCAAATCCATTTATGACAGCAGCAGGAAAGTTAGGTGGAGCTCTTTATCAGGGTGCTAGACCAATATTGAAATCAGCAGCTCGTGGAACAGGAGCACTTGGTGCGATTGGTGCTGTTGCCGGTACTGCCGATGAACTTGCTTTCCGTGGTGCTGGAAGAACCGCTCTCAGGAAAACATTGGAATTTACTAGACAAGCAGGACCTGCAATGAGAGGAGAAAAGCCAGCACCAGCAGCACCACCAAGTTCATCTTCTGCAATTGATAAATTAAGGAAACTATAATGAAAAAAATCAATTTAAACGAAGGTTCTCAACAAGATCTTCCAGTTATAGCACGTAAAAAAGGACAGGCTGGAATTGTTTTTATTAATAAGAACACTGGAAAACCAGATCCAACTTCTTATATGAGTGCGGCAGAAGTTACCAAACTTTCTAAACAAGACCAAGAAAAACTTAAAAAATATATTGATCCAGATAAGTTTGCTGCTATCGAAAAAAGAAATAGAGATAGGCAAGCACAAATAGAGGCAGAAAAACAAAGACTGAAAGGTGTTGGTAATCCACCAACAGCACCTGCACCCCCTTCTGGTGGGTCAGGCACCACTACTACTTCCAAACCACCAGTTTCTTCTCCTCCCATAAGGCGCCCAGCACCTACTCCAGAAACAAAAGCAGTATCAGGTTATATGAGTGCTGCTGCGGCTGCTAGAAAGAGTGGAGATGCTGCTCAGATGGCAAAAGTAAGAGATACTGGATTAGACATATGGCGTAAAAAATACGCTACTACTCTTGCTAAAAATGTAAATCCAGATGGGACTCAGAAAGGAACTGGTCAAAGTGTAATGGCAAAACAAGCCGCTGAACTTCGTAATCTTAGACAACCAACTGCACCAGTACCACAAGTTCAAGCAAAATCAAGTCTTCCTGGTGGTGATTATTCTCCTGCCGCAACTGCACAAATGTCACAGAGAACTAAAAACATTTTAGGTACAAGAAAAGAAGCATATGATATTGTTCTTGAATACCTTCTTTCACAGGGTCACGTAGACACCTTAGAAGAAGCACTTTATGTAATGCTGGAGATGGATTCAAAGTGTATTCAAAGCATTGTTGAAGGTGTAATGCCAGAACCTATTGATCCTACTGCACACAAAGAAGCGCAAAGATTGGCAAGACAGCAGGGTAAAGTTAGAGCATTGGAAGCAGGTGCCACTACACCTGGAGAACAGCAAGCTGCTCAATCCAAACTCAGAGGTCCACAACTTCCTGGGGTTTGATTCAGTTTAACATACTACACAGGGGTTGACAAACCCCTTTTTTTATTGCTAGACTTGCTTTGTCTGGGTTGAAGATAAATAATAGCTCATAAAGATTCTTAGTATGAGTTATGAAAATCCCTGGAGATTCAATGGGGAAATTTTTGAGTCTTCTGATATTCAAGATAATTTTGGTTTTGTATATCATATTCATTGCAATAAAACTGGTCGTAGTTATATTGGTAGAAAGTATTTCTGGTCTTTCCGCACACCAAGAGGAAAATCTAGAAAAGTTAAGTCAGAGTCCGATTGGAAAACATATTACGGCTCCTGTCCTGAACTCAAAGAAGACGTTAACCTTTGGGGGAAAGAGTCATTTGATAGAGTAATTTTGAGTCTTCATAAGACAAAGGGGCAGTGTAATTATGAAGAAACAAAACAGCTTTTCCTAAATAATGTGTTGATCGAGTCTCTTGACGATGGGAGTCCAGCGTATTACAATAGTAATATTCTAGGACGCTACATGCGAAAAGATTATGGAAACTTTGGAAGAGACTCTTCAGACAACTCATGATTGGGCAGTTGACCGCATTCATACTCTCTGTGAAGAAAATATTGAGAATGCCCATGCGATTCAATCTGAATTTAGTGAATGGTTGAATCCGAATATTTTAGATCATGATATTTTCTCATTAGAGTTCATAGGAGAGGAAGATGACACTTGACCTTCATAACTTTTTTAAGTTTTACGACGAAAAAAATTCAAATCACGTAGCGGCAGTTCAATGGTTAGAAGATAACCTACCTGCTCAATTTTTAGACGACGCAGAGACCGATTGGATTGGTATTTACAGAACTAAACCACCAACTCCAGCAGTTCTAGACGTTCCATACTTTAACCAAGTAGATAACTACAGAGATGCACATAGAACTTGTAACAGTTCGTCATGTGCTATGTGTCTTGCTTTCCTCAAGCCAGGAAGCATTAAAGGTGATGATGAGTATGTTAAGAAAGTATTTGCGATTGGCGACACGACTGACCATGCGGTACAGACAAAGGTTCTCGCAGGTTATGGAGTTAAGTCACACTTTAGTTACAATCTTTCTTTCGCTGATATTGATAAGAGTCTCGATGCTGGGAAGCCTGTCGTTATTGGTATCCTTCACCGTGGTCCTTTATCTGCACCTACTGGCGGGCACATGGTTGTAGTCATCGGTAAGACTCCAGATGGTAAGGGTTATTATGTTAATGATCCATATGGTTCCTGTAATGATAACTACACTGGTCCAGTAACAAATGGTAAGAAGACCATTTATACTAAAGCAATGCTTAAGCACCGTTGGTGCCCAGGAGGCAATGATGGCTGGGGAAGAATCTTCGACTAATTTTAAGAGAAAGATGCTTAAGGTTATTAGGGACCTTACAAATCACGGTAAACACTTAGAAGCAAATCAATTGTATCAAAAGTATTTCGGAGGACCAAATGGCAAGAGTTGATCTACATAATTTCTTTCAGTTCTATGATGAAAGAAATCCAAATCACGTCAAGGCAGTTCAATGGTTAGAAGATAATTTACCAGTCAAGTATCTAGAAGATAATGTAGATTGGGCGGAGATCTTTAGAGGAAAAAAGACTAGTGCTGCACCAGCCCCTGCCGCTGCTGCAGCTCCTGTAACAGGTGGTGATGATGTCCCACAAATGGGCATCAAGTTGATCAAAGAGTTTGAAGGATGCCATTTAAAGGCATATCCTGATCCTCTTACGGGTGGACTTCCAATCACAATTGGTTGGGGTTCTACTCGTAAGAAGGATGGTTCAGCGTTTAAACTTGGTGATACCCTTACACAGGCAGAAGCAGATGCACTTCTGATTGAACAATGCAAAAAGGAGTTTCTTCCAGCATTACGCAAAATCCCATATTGGAGTGAAATGTCAGATGGAAAAAGAGGAGCTTTGCTCAGCTTTGCTTATAATCTTGGTGCCGGTTTTTACGGTGGTGCTAACTTTAATACTATTACTAAACGCCTAAAGAATAAAGAGTGGGATCTTGTTCCCGATGCTTTATTCCTTTATCGCAATCCTGGATCTAATGTAGAAGCAGGTCTTGCTCGTAGAAGAAAGGCAGAAGGCGAATCTTGGAAAAAAGGATAAATAGTTACAATCATTACTGATTCTTGATCTTCTGATCTGAATCTATATACCCCGAGTCCTCTGTGATTCGGTGAATACTTTACTTTTAAACACACTTCGGTCTGTTTCGTTTAGTACACACTGAGTCATAGAGGATTCTTATGTCTTACGCTACGAGGGCGCTTGCTGTAGCGTCTGCTCTTTTGATGGGAGCACCAACAGCAGTATTAGCACACACCAACTCTATCGGATATGTTGGTTCTGGCAATGGAACAGTTACCTTCTGGTATGGTAACTGGCACCCAGGAACTACCTTTACTGAAGGTACTATGACTTTGCAAGGTGTAAATGGAACTAGTTTTGCACCAACAACAGTCAATTGGACCTTAATTCAGAACACAATGCCAACTGGTCTTGTTTCTGGAACAAACTATTTTATGAGTGACGGAACATCTCTTGTTCCATACGTTGCTGGTAACTCGGGATGTGTTTATAATTCTTGCACAAGTTATAGTTGGCAGGGTGTAACATTCACCGGTCTTTCTGCTGGTGATTATCAGTTTACTTATAATCCTATTCAATATCCAACCGCAAACTGGGATCCAGCACACCCAACAATCAAAACTGGTACGGTTAGTCTCACAAGTGCAATTATTGCAGGACCATCAGCACCAACTGTTACATCAACTGCTGCTGGTTCTGATATTGTAACCACATCAACAACTTATGGTACCAGAACTGAAACTGGAAATCCACATAGACACGTAATGGGAACTGATGCGAATGGAAATCAAACAGAGACACACTATACTGATAGTGCTGTAACAACCATTCCAACAACCACAGTTACAACTACAACAACACCAGTCACGGTTACAACTTGGTCAGATGGTTCTACTACCACAACAAATGGAACACCAGTTGTAACGTCAGTCACTACTGATGATAATGCTGGAACAATGGTAGTTACTCAAACAAACGTAATTGATTGGGTGAAGACTAGAACTTATGATATTTCTGCTGTTTCTTCAGTGCAGCATACAAAATCTGAAAGTGGTGGAACACAAAAAGTTAATGCTTATAGAACTACTACAACTACAACCACTCCAGTTTATACAAAAGTTTATACTGATGGAACTCCTACCGTAGTTACAACTGGTGCGGCAACTGTTGATGTTGCTTATGCTTCCAGAGATTATTTTGGACGTATTGACCAGTTAGAAGTTCTTGATGGAATCAATGATGGTATCAATGGACTTCTAAATCACGAACCATCAAGAACAAAAGAAAAAGTAAGAGTATTTGAAAATAATAGATTTGTTCAATCTTATAATGCTGATGGATACACTGCCGATTCTAAAATTTTTGGTGGCGGAATTGAAATAGACCTTACGAAAGGTTGGACAGTTGGATTCCAGTACAATCAAGTCAACGTAGTTCTTGATGGTGTTGATTCAAAGTCACATCAGAAGAAAAATCATTATGGTATTTTCAATACTCTTCACGGTAACACTCTTACTTTGAATACAAACGCTGCGATTGCAGATAGTAATTACAGATATGGAAGAAATGTTGGTGGAGTTTTCTATAACGAAGGCACTACGACTGGAAATGAATGGTGGGTTTCTAATCGTTTATACTGGCATCTCGTGAAGGGAGTTAAACCATTTGTTGGTTATACTGTTCAAAATGTGAAAAGAAATGCTTACAATGAAAGTGGTTCTGTTCAGTCCGCAAGAAGTGTTGATGAATTTAACCAAACCACACACGTTGGTGAAGCAGGTCTAAAACTTGAAACTCGTTTTGGTGGTAAGAAAAATAACCTGTTTGGTGTAAGTGTAGAAGGTGCTTACGGCACTGATAATTCTTATGGAGTTACTGCTGCCGTCGATTATAAAGAATTGTTAATTGTTGAAGCGTCTCACGGGTTAAATAATGGAGTCACCAACAACTCTGTTGCTGGCAAAATTAAATTTAGGTTCTAATTTATGGAAATTGGAGTTACTGCAAATGCAGTTGCTTTAGTTCTATCTACAATATTAGTTGGTGTAGTAACTCCGATTAAAACTTACATAGGATTTACTGCAAGTCCAGCACCGACATCTAAAAAACAAATTAATCTCAAAGAACCCATTGGTGTATTTGGTATTCAACATGATATTCATAAAAATGTGAGATTATTTGTAGAACATCAAAGTAGTGTTCCTGAAAAAGATGATGGGTTGGGATTCAATCATGTGGGTGTTAAGTTTCTTTTACCAATTGAAAAACATAGTAATGTGTATGCAGGACTTTCTGTTCATCATTTAGGTTTAGATAAAGACCGAACAAATATGAATAATCCGATTGTAATACTTGGTGGAGAGACTGGTGGTAGAGATGTGAAATTATTTGGAGAATATATTACTGCTGTTGATGATTTCTCAAATGGTCGTTTTGGAATGGGAATAAAGTACATTTTTAACTAAATAAGACAGACTTCATCACACGGACTGATGGATAAACACAAAGAAAATCGTGTTGGTATGTTAATTCGTATTGCTATTCTGAGTTGGTCTGCTGCTCTTCTTACCGCAAGTTATGCTGGGGCTCTATCGAAGATGGACCCAACTTTCATTGCAACCGTCTTCACTGCTTCTGCCGCTACTTTTGGTATTAATACTATGAAGAAAGGTGGTGATGAAGAAGAAAAAAGGGAAGAACCAAAAAGAGAAGAAGTAGTGGTTGAAACTCCACCAGAACCACCTGCCCCTGAAGCAGCAGCACCAACTCTTGAAGCAAGAGTTGAAGCTCTTGAAGAGGGTCAAGTTCAACCACGTACCGCAGGAGTATAATGTCCAAATCACCTAATAAAGGTAAGAAAGGTTCTGCTGGAGGGAAACAATCCAAGCAGAACCAAGGCAATGCTACTGCTAAAAAAGCTAAGAACGGTGGCAAGAAAAAATGATTTATGAGGTATTATGCCACGCGAATGGAATACTCCAATTCGGGAACCTTGGAATCCTGTAATTAAAAAATGTCTTGATGCTGTTGATGAACACATCAAGACATTCGTTAAAACAGGAGATGACTGGCACTTATCACAAGCAGAAATATTAAGAAAGTATGTAAAAGATTTGAAGGTCTGGATACATAAACAAGAAGGATGGTGGGATGAATGAAAAAACTCCTTACAGCATTCGGTTTATCTTTAACTTTAGCATTTCCAGCAACTGCTAATTCATTAGAAAAGAAACAACCAACAGTTACCGCATACAGCCTTGGGGCGATGGGTTGTATGATACTCCGAGAATGTACAGAAGGAGTTGAACAACTTACACCAGACTCTACATTTTTATCTGGTAAAGAGTTTGATAATTTCAGAGCAGAAATCAAATCTATTCTAATGGCACTGAATAAACTGAATGTTCCAGTTTATATCGGTCCGAGTAGATACTTCACTCCAAGAACGATAGGGTTATATAAACCAGAATACAATCGTTTCTTTATCAACGAAGAACTTCTAAAAGATCCTAGAGAGTTTCTGGGAACTCTAAGACACGAAGGATGGCATACAGTTCAAGATTGTATGGGTGGTGGATTAAAGACTGCATTTATGGCACAAGTCCATCAAGATTCTGAGATTCCTGCTTGGGTAATGAAGATGACTAAACTTTCTTATGAATCCATGGGGCAGAGTCGTGCCGTGCCTTGGGAAGCAGATGCTAACTGGGCAGAAGAACAAGCAAATGTGACTGCACAAAAGTTAGAAATGTGTGTCAAAGGACCACTCTGGGAACAGGTAAGACCAACTCCTATGACGATGGAGTGGTTGATTGGTTGTGGGTGGATGAAACCACAAGAAGGTTATAAAGAATATAATCCAAATAAGAAAGCAGATTATTGTGTAGAGGGTAAGTACTAATGCCGCATGATTTTCCTTGGGGTGTTTTTATTATTCTTTCTTGCGGGTTAACTTTTACTGCATATATAATCTATTCAATAATGAAGTTAGCATTTGAGGAAATGAAAGATGAAGAACCTAGCACTCATTCTGTCAGCGACGAGTCTGGCAATTAGTGGAGTACTTTGTTATGGTGCTTATGTAACTTACCAGAAAGCACAAAAGATTCTTGAGAACCCAGAAGAGTTTGTAGGTAAAGTTGTAGAGAATCAAGTTAATAAGGCATTTGAAAAATTACCTATTCCGAAACTAAATACTGGGAGTATTAAGTTTCCTTTCTGATGTCAAACCAAGATCCATACATATATCGTATCAGAGAAATCCATAAAGTAGTCGATGGAGACACTATTGACGCTGATATTGATTTGGGGTTCGATATATCTCTTACTAAACGGATTCGCCTTGCTGGTGTTGACACTCCTGAGAGTCGCACCGCTGATGCGAACGAAAAGAAATACGGACTTGAATCAAAAGAATGGTTGAAGCATCGCTGCGAAGGTGCTAAAAACATTCTAATCAAGACTGAACTTCCTGACTCCACAGAAAAGTATGGAAGAATTATCGGGCATCTGTTTATTAATGATGAACCAACATCACTGAATAATCAAATGATTGCTGAAGGTTATGCCTGGTCTTATGATGGTGGCACAAAAGTTAAGAACTTTGCTGAACTAGATGCGAAGCGTAAGAAGTAATCACTTTGAGTGAAACTTCTTATATTGTTCTTTCTTTTCTTTCTTCTGTTCTTTCTTGAGTAACTTATTGACTTTCTTGAGAGACTGACTTTTCTCAAACGCAAAGAATATCTGAAGTTCATAAGGGGTAAGATCTCTGCTCAAGAGTTTCTTACCCCTTACAAATATCTGTTGAACAATCGGTTTCATTTTGTTTACCATCCATTCCACCAAAGATTTGCCAACAAGAGCCGCAGCAACAGAAGCAGTAGCAGTGGTACCAGCAAGAATAACCTGTTCTTTTGGAGGAACTGGAACTTCTCCGATGATTGGTACTTCAATTACGGGCACCCCTAAATTTGTTGATTGGTTTGTTTCCTTGATTATCTTGTCTTGTGCAGATTCTTGAGGAACTTGAACCTGTGGCAGGACTGGTTGAGCGTCTGGAAGTCCTCTGGTCTTTTCTTCTTTCTCTTCCTGCTGTTTCTTCTGCTCTGCTCTTACAGCAGCATCAAACTCTTCTTGAGTTGGAACATCAATCACTGGATACTTGATAGTCGTATCAGGCATATTGATAATCGGCATATCAATTTGAGGTATCACAGAAGGTTCTGTTCTGCGAGTAACAGGAGGTTCTATCGTTGGAATGATAGGAGGTGGTTCACTTCTTATTTGGATTGCTTTGATTTCCATTTGCTACATCCTGTACTCGTGGATATTTCACAACGACATCAGCACAGATTTTTGCATAAGGACTCTCTGGGTGAAATGAAATGCCATTCTTTATTGCTTCACCACACTTCAATAATCTGACTAATTCAAAATCAAGTCGTGCCTTATCTGCCTCTGCTTGTTGTCTAGTAATTTCTGTACGAACTCTTGCCTTACAGAGTTCTTGAAATGAACCATCAAGAGGAATAGAAAAACCTGCCGATAAACCAGTGTTCAGTGAGTTCTGTTGATAAGTTGTTGGATCAGTGCTACCAGATAAACTATTGTATCCAAAGGTTTGTAGGTTTAGTGTTGGTCCTTGACAAGAAACACCGCCACCATAAGTATTCACAGCAAAAGGACCCTGAAGCACCTGTACTGCCTGGTTGGTTACGTTACCAGTAGCAGATGCTGAGGGTCCTGCAATATTGGTGTTAGATGGTGCTTCCGCAAATACGGGAGACGCTAAACCGATTATTGTGTAAAGACAGATATAGAATTTGTGGTAGATTCTTCTACCGTTTTGCGATCTATCCATGTTTCTTTCGCAATTCCAGGAGTCAGATAAGTCTCACTAAACTGGAACGGAGCACCTTGATTGATGATGGTATAGTTCGCTCCTGGAGCAGGTGTTCCAGGGATGTTGATATTTGTACCAGTGACAGTATAAGATGTCCCAGTGGTATATTCTATTTGTTTGATAACTTCAATCACTTCAGTACGAGTTTTAGTTTCAGAAGTAATTGTGCCACTCGTAAAGTTAGGAGTGACGGGCGCAGCAAAGCAGGGAGATATAAATCCCGCTGCTAGCAGCAAAACGGGAGTTATGTGTCTCACTTGAATACGCTTAACTCGATGGTTCTTTGTGCCGTCGCGGTGCTTCCAGGACCACCAGCAGTGACTGTAGGAACACCAGTTCCACTCAGAGTACCCGCAAGAGAACCTTTATCTCCCGCTAACTGAGTAGTAGAGTTGCTATACAGGTTGGGAGAAGCAATTGCTCCAGAAGTTGCCGACTGAGTGGTGACCACAGTATCAGCAGTGATTGATGTTTCAGAGAAAGTAAATGCTTGTCCGTTTGTATTGATCGCATAAGAACCTGCTCCACCAACTCCTCCAAGAGTTGTTACATTAATGTTTGTGCCAGAGACCGCGTAGGAAGCTCCTACTCTTTCTGATTGTACCGCAGCACCCTGAACGCCTAATTGAATTGAGTCAGTGATTTTTGATGTGATTTCGCCAGCAAAAGCAGGAGTAGTAAAGAATAACGAAAAGATAAGTGCTAATCTTTTCATTGTTCTAGTGGTGATGAACTATTTGTATTTAGCGAGACACTTCTTTAACTGGCACACTTGACAAATTATAAATAAAAACTTAATATGGAAAATCCCCTAACAGGGATTACATCATGAGTCTTTGATGTGAAATTAGAGCCGTGGGGTCTGCCCTCTGAGAAGAGGGAAGTGCGCTTTCCCTATACGGATGTAGAGTTCAATCAATTTTAATGCAAAATATCTTTACAGTAGCCCTGCCTCTTCTGGCATCGGTTACGACCAACGTGGCAACACTGCCGATATTTCCTCCCTTGACGACGCCTCCAGCGCCGTTTTCTATTATTAAGGAGTTTGAAGTTACGACAGCGACCAAAGAGGTTGCTCCCGAAAAGCCAAAAGAGAAAAGGCTTATTTGTAAAGGGTGTAATGAAAATGAAAATGTTGCCCTGAATTATTTTCAGGACATTGGAATTAAAGACAGAAACGCCCTTGCTACCATCATGGGCAACATTAGACAGGAATCTACATTCGTGCCTAATATCTGCGAAGGAGGTAGCAGAACCAGTTGGCGTAATTGCTACGGCGGTTACGGACTGATTCAATGGACATCTGCCAACCGTTATTATGGATTGGGTGATTTTGCTAAGAAGTTTGGTGGTTCACCATCATCACTTCACACGCAACTTCGTTATCTAACAAATGAAGTCCAGTGGAAAGAGATTGAGGAGCGTATGAAGACTCCTGGAAAATCTATAAATCGTTACATGGACTATGCGTATAGTTGGATTGGTTGGGGGCATCATGGTGCCCGTACATCTTATGCACATGATTATGCATCCCGACTGATCACGGTAGAAGTTTGAAAAACTGAATATATAAGGGGAGTGCTGCAGAACTCCCCTTTATGATTAACTTTAACTTCGGTAAGAAAAAACCAGATAAAAAACAATTAATAATAGTCAGTATTGTATTATCTTCTATTATTGCAGCACTCTCACAATGCACAAAAATTCCCGATCACGCACTTTGGGACTTACTAGACGAAGTTCAACGTAAATATTTCCCAAACGGGATTTTGAATGAACTTATTCTTCAAGATCCTCACGCCGTAGAACGCAGAGTCAAACGTGATGTGGATCGAGCAATTGATGAAGTAACTCCAGAGTATGATCGTATTATCCAAGAATCAAATAAGCGTTATAAACCAAGATATTCTGAGAAACCACCAGACGGCAGTGAAGCACAAAAACTGCTTGGTGGAGAAATGAGAATCTGTGCCATATGGGTTGACGACTGCCCCAAGCAGTAGTATAATAAGAAAGTCGTTAGGGTCCATAGTTCAGATGGATAGAACAACAGCCTTCTAAGCTGTGTGTCGCAGGTTCGAGTCCTGCTGGACCTGTTGGAGATTTTATTCTCCATATTCTTTACTTTTTACTTATGGAACAAGTTAGTTATTCTCTTCGATATTCTTCTCGTGATGAAGATACCCGAGAAACCATTATGGATCTCGATATGAGTTTTGAAAATCCTAGTGATGAGGTTCTTGCAAAACGCATTAATACTTGGTTAAATGCTATTGGTAAAAATCTTGAAGTTGTGGTAAAATAGTAAAGTCTTATATTCCCCCTTGGCGCAGCGGTAGCGCAAACGACTGTTAATCGTAGGGTCCCTGGTTCGAATCCAGGAGGGGGAGTTGGAAGTGATCCTGCGATAACCTCAAGAGCACTCCTTCCAACTAAAACCTAGAATATTTCTAGGTCAGGGGGATGGCCTCCCCTGTTTCGCCCTTGTAGCTCAGCTGGTAGAGCGCGGCTTTTGTAAAGCCGATGTCGCAAGTTCAAGTCTTGTCGGGGGCTCTTACAATATACACTTCCTAAATAAGGAAGTGTATAAATACTAATAGATAAACTTTTTATATGTCTATTAAAAATTTATATTCTGATGAGGAAATAAAATCTTTTCTTTTAGAAAGTTCTTCTTTTTGGCAGTTTTGTAAAAAACTTGGATATACTAATAAAAGCGGAACTACTTATGATATCGTAAAAAAAGACCTTGATAATAGAGGAATTAAACTTCCTATTTTTAGGAAGGGTGGTAAAAGTACCAAAAAGAAAACTCACTCTGAAATTTTTTGCGAATTTTCTACTTATGATAGAAAAGATTTAAAAAAAAGAATATTGAAAGATGATATATTAAAGTATGAATGTTTAAAGTGTGGTATATCTGAATGGATGGGAAATCCAATATCACTACAAATAGACCATATTAATGGTGTAAATAACGACAACCGAGTAGAAAATTTAAGATTTTTATGTCCAAATTGCCACTCTCAGACAGATACTTGGGGAAATAAAAAAAGGGCTTGACATAATACTCATTATGCTTTATAATTTTTTGGTCCGTGTGAAGCGAAGATGCGCTGGGGTTCCGTGCCTGTGAAGAGGAAACTCTGAGGCTGGGTAAATCCCCACCATTGCGGAGTTAGTTCAGTGGTAGAACGCTATCCTTCCAAGTTAGATGTCGTCGGTTCGAATCCGATACTCCGCTTTCTTAACCAAACCTTAGTTGACACATCTGATACGGTTATGCTATGATACCGTCAACTTAATCATCTTTTAAGAATTGGTTAAGTCTCTCTAAATACTGAGGTTTTATCTACAAACCAAATCAAATTCATGAGGAACGCCTCAATTACTCGCGTTATCGTGTACAATGTCGTTTAGTACAAAACACAAATCTTTTATGAAACTCAAACAACTGATGCTTGCACCTGTTGCTCTGGGAATGGTTGCTCCTGTTGCTGCGAATGCCGCAGATCTTAATATGGCTGCAGTCAACCAATATGTTTCCTCGGAACAAGTAGCAAGTGTCTCTCAACTTACTGATGTCCGTCCTACTGATTGGGCATATCAGGCACTCAGCAATCTGGTTGAGCGTTATGGTTGTGTTGCTGGTTATGAAAACGGAACTTACCTTGGTGGTAAGGCAATGACCCGTTTTGAAGCTGCAGCACTTCTGAATGCTTGTCTGGATCGTGTGACCGAAGTTACCGATGAACTTAATCGTCTTGCTACCGAGTTCGCCAATGAACTTCAAGTTCTTCGTGGTCGTGTTGCCAAACTGGAGAAGCAAACTGTTGCTCTTCAAGCACAGCAGTTCTCCACCACTACCAAACTCAAGGGTGAGGCAACCTTCGTTCTCGGTGGTGTAGATGGTGCCCGCCTTGCTAACAGCAGCAATGTTGGCAATACTGCATTCAACTACGATCTTCGTCTGAGCTTTGATACTTCCTTCACTGGTAAGGATCTTCTCAAGACTCGTCTGCGTTCTGGTAACTTCTCCAGTCAACCCTTTGGATCTTCTTCTTCCTTGTTCAAACTGGACAAGGCAGAAACCTATGCAAATACTATGACGCTTGATCGTCTGTATTATCGTTTCCCTGCTCTTGCTAAGGGTGTTTATCTGACTGCTGGTGCTCAGGTTCGTAACACTGAGATGGCGTGGATTCCTTCCGCATACAAGTCGGACATTCTTGACTTCTTCCAAGTTGCTGGTGCTCCTGGTGTCTATAACAAGGCAACTGGTTCTGGTTTCGGTGTGGAATGGTCACAACCTGTCAAGAAAGGTAAGCCTGGTTTCGTTGCTAACCTGAACTATGTTGCTCAGAATGGTAACGATTCTACCAAAGGTCAGTTTGATGAAGATGGTTCTCTGAACACTCTTGCTCAAGTTGGTTACCGTGCTCCTCAGTATGGAATCGCATTCGGTTACCGCTATGGTACTGAAGGAACCCGTGTTCGTAACTTCAACGCTCTGGGTGGTGGTTCTGGTGCTCTTGCTGCTAACCAAACTTCCAATGGTTATGCCATTAATGCTTACTGGCAACCCAAGAAGTCGGGTATCATTCCTTCTGTGAGTGGTGC